ATCTTTTTTCTATTGATCTTAAATTAGAAGTAACTCTGATTCTATTTAGATATCCTCCACACTTTTTACAGTGACCATAACCACCAAGCTCTGAATTTGTATCAGCTACTTCACTAAATATATTGTAGGTCTCACCACAATTAGAACATTTCCAATAATCTGAAGATTGACAGTATGGACATATTGGTGAAGGATAGATATCATCTTTGATTTTAGATTTACTACTGAGATGAAAACTTTTATTACAATTATTACAAATATAAAACTCTTCTTGAGATATAAAATTTCTTGTAAATAATATAAATCTTTTATTCTTATTGATATCTACTTCAAATTTTGGAAGCAATGGATTTGAGACTGCTAATACACCATTTTCTGAAAGTTTATTAGCAAAATCTTTAGAGAATGGATACCAACCAACTTTAATTAAATTATCTTTATCAATATCATTTATGCTATTTGGTTTAAGTGTTTCGATATCATATTGAGGTAGTGCAGTCCCATCTTTATAGGTTGCTACCCAAAAGAAAACTAATGGTCTTTGAGAAATATTTGGCTTGGATGCCATTTTTTATCACCATTGTATTGGTTATTAATACATTTATGCTTCATCATATACAAATGTAGCTGTCTTACTAGCCTTTAATCCTTGTGTAGCCCCAGAACCAACTATAACTTGAGTTACTACTATATATGATTTTCCTGTTGCATTCTGACCGAGCCATTGACCAGATACTACCATTAGAGCATTAGCTAGAGAATCAAAATTAGTTATGCTTGATTTTTTACCAGCACAGTTGCTATAATACCAATGGTCTGCTTCTATTAAATTACCACTAGTTCCTTGATTTCCTATAGCTTGTGTATATTTATCTTGTGGGCATCCTTGGGTTAAAACCCTGCAATCACCAACAGATGAAGATGATACACCAACAACTAAATCCCCACTGGTACCCAAAGACCAGTCAGAATTAGGAGATGTATTCCAAGTTTGATAATATCTTACATTTTTTATATAAGTATCTGGACCAGATGTACAATCTAAGCACACCGATTTCCAATAAGATGGTCTAGTTCCAGTAGTAGGGACAGGTATTGGATATGCTGTAGATCCAGAATCTGCAACATCTGCTGTATAATATCTACTCACTATGGAAGTATTCTTCAAGGTATAGCTCTGGCTACCAGATGGACCAGTAATTTCTTTAATTGTTACAGTTGCTACCATATTAATACTTTTCTTTCATATTCTATTTCAAACTAACACATACATAATATACAACAAAAAGTGTAATACTAAATCATGAAGTAGAAAGATCATCATCAAAAAACAATGATGATCCTACTTCACTATTGAAACTAAATAAATTAATTAATACTTACATTTAAAACATACATTCTATCTTAATCTAGAAGATCTAGATGATCTCTGTGCTTCTTTATATGCCTTATACTCCTGCTCAGCTTTCCATATAATATAACTTTCTATGAAAGCCATACCATCTGGATCTTCTTCTCTGAGTTTGCCTATCTGCTTTGGAGTTTTACCAAGAAATTCACAGAGCTTAGCTTCTAGCTGACCAACTCCAGACTTAACGAAAGGATTGGAGTTCTTCAGAGGTTACTCCAGTTCCCCTCTGAGTTTCTCTAATCAATTCGGTTATAAAGTTCTGAAGAGTTGCAAATGATACTTTATTTGTCCAGAAATTCTTATCAAGAGATTTATCTAAAGTAAGAGAGGCAGCTAATTCAGGAAGCTGATCATAAATCTCTACCATCTTCTTGAGAGATTCTGGATCCATTTTTCCTTCATAGATAGCTGCTTCAGCTGATAATCTCATAATAGTCATCATTTCTTTTTGAGTTGGTCTTTTAGCTAATACCGTCCTTTTAGTCTCAGGTGAAGAGAAGAAGGTTACGTTAATGATATCCTCATTGTAATCCCTCTCAAGTTTTTCTCTAGTAGCTATTTGTCTAATCAATTCTTTTGTATCTGTTTTCTTTTTCTCACCTACCTTCTCTTCAAGCTCTTTGAATTTCTCTTTAATATCAGCAGGTTTGTCTTTTGAATTTTCAGCCATTACGGAATTTACCTCCGACTTTTTTTTTTCTACCTAATTAGTATATCTCCAAAAATAAAGAGATATTACAGTATAACATTTCCTTTAATCAGGAAAATCTGTTATATAAGTTCCTCCACCTTCTAGATGAGTTACACTTGAAACTTTATATGGATATAGCAGTGTGAAATCTACAGATCCTTCTGTGATATCATCAGCAGTACCAATTGAAAAATCGAAACCAGTGATCTGACAACTTTTGAAATAGAAGTGTAATGAATTAGTCCCGGTGTTTCCTGATATCTGTACAGAATGACCATCTATCATGCAACCAACAATTGGACCAACAGCTGAATTATGAAGCTTACAAGATGTAAAAGATCCATCAGCTGATATAGATCCCGCAAGATAGAAATTACCTTTAGCTCCTACTAACTCCTGTTCGGCTGTACCTTTGCTAATAGTAAGTGAAAAATCTGATAGCGCTAGCACTGTGTGTGATTGGCTGCTTATGAATATTTTAGCATCCTCACCAGTATATATAGTTGGGGTTCCTGCCATTTTTTATCACGCATCCGTAATACAACCGCCGATATATTTAATTTTTTGTGGGAGCATATGAACAAAGTCTATGCTTGCAGTTGTGATAGTGCTTGCATCTCCAACTGAAACATCGAAGGATGTAACTTGGCATGATACCAAATACCAACTTAAGTAACTATAAGATGTATCAGTAGATACTGTACCAGATATAGCTAAATATTCAGAGGAGGCATTTACATATCCAGTATCGACTAGATTCTCAAGTAACTCCGCTATTCCACTAGTAGCAAATTTTGCTGCTGTTAATGATCCATCACAGGACAATGCTCCTTGATCGAAATAATTTCCTGGCATACCTATAAGATCCTGCTCTATGGTATCTCTGCTAAATGTTAGAGAGAAATCACCGATACCATATTCTGCATTTCCATAGGTGAAGGAAGGAGAAGTCCCACCATCATGAGTAGTGATCAGCACTCTCGCATCTCTACCTGTAACTGTTCCGGCCATAATCTTTTTTCCCTATATACGGCTTAACATTTAAAAACATACATATCTAATCATCATGAAATAATTTATATGAGTAGGTTTGTGTCTTCCTATATAATCCTGTTTCATCATCATACATTTCTATATCAGATTCTTTACTACATCCTCCAGATATCAATGTCTTTACTACAGCATCAGCGATATCTAGAGTTTCTTTTCTACTCTTTTTAGAGAATATATCTAACTGAAGCAAAGCCTCTTCTAATCTAATTTTTGATCCAGCTGCTGCAGTCCTATATCCCAAGTATCCAATATCCGAACCACCAGCTTGAGTTATAACTATACATGGAAAGCTATCTTCTAATCTTGTGAATGACATCTTAATATCAGACTTTGAAACCAAATTAGTTACAGAAGTAGAACTAATTAAGTAATTTCTTATAGTCTTCGTAATATCTAGAGACATATCATATCCTTCTAATAGCTTTTTCTAGATTATATTCTATTAGATTTTTAATACTATTCTGCACATCTTTGGATCTTACTGCTGTAGTAAAGTAGTATTTAGGAGATTGGATAGTAAAATATGCACTCCAATGATCTCCAGCACCTTGTTGTCTACCTATAGGCCATCCCTTATATTTTTTAGAGCTAGCATATATCTTAGTTCTACCTTGGCGTAGTACAGTATCACCAAACTCAACAACAGCTGCGTGTTTAGAGATACATTCAAGAGCAACTTTTAAATCTTCCTCACGTCTAATAGTCCAATTATTTTTATCTGCAATAGATTCACCATCTATAGATAAGTGAGGATTTACTGATTTGTCTATTAGATTTTCTATAGCTTTATCTCTGAGATACATAGCACTATCTTCTAGTCCTTGTCTGATATTATGAGGTATTGCAAGTTTTAATTTTTTTATCTTACCAGCAATTAATTTCTTACCTCTAATTTGAGTTACTCTTATAGTAGTCATACTACTTTTTTCAATAAAGCCTTTTTATATGTAAATGAAGAGTCTGTTACCACTTCTCTAACTCTAAATACTTGATTATTGTATGTTATCTCACTATCTTTTGAAATAGAAGCTGATGAAGTACAATAGCATATATAATTAACATCTTCATATAGTCCAGGATAATCTATCTTAATTCTATCAGTAACTGGAACTACTCTAGAGGGGATGGGAGATGAACTGTTAGTATAAGTATATGTCCATTCACCCAAATCATTCTGGGAAGATGCTCTAGTTCGAAGATATATATTGGTATTTAATAAACTTTCAAATGTCATTTTAATTTTATTATATTTGCATGTATCTTATAATGACAATCTGCACATAATACGATTAAATTTTTTCTTGAATTATCATGTGATATACTAATTGGGACTATATGATGAAGATGTAATTGACCTTTAGCATATCTTCCACACAATTGACATCTATACCCAGCTTCTTTGAATAAAGCTTGTCTTAATCTATTCCAGTTTTCTGGATATAGAGGTGATGGTCTGTAGCTAGTCATTGACTTTATATATTTTATATTTATAAGTACTTTTTGAATTTAAGATATCCAAAGCCATTCTTTCCCATGTTTTTGATATAACAAATGGACTGCTCTGGATATTAGTACCCCTAGATATAGGTTCAGCTAAAGTATAACTATAATCTCCCAATCTTTCTGAACTTAGTGTATAATATTTTTTTGCAAGAGTTGGGGTTTGAATAATTTTAGATGCTATTAGCAATAAACAAGCTATTTTTACAGAGTTATCAGAAGTTGGTAAACTTCCATTGAAATATACCGCTCCAACAAACTCTTCAACTGATTCTATCTTTAAAAGAATTTCAGCTTTAGTAACATCATTATACTCTAATGGAGGAGAGAAGAAATTTCTAACGTCAGCTTCAGAAAGAAGCTTGGGAGTGTAGTCACTCATATTAGTCTCCTATTCTTGGATCTTTCCGAATATCTATGGTTTCCTTACCTTTTGTTGGAAAGGGAAATTGTTTCATCTGATATGTTTTCTCATTAGTTCTTCCACCACCATCTGCACCAGAAATTTCATATAATATTAACTCTTCACTAGTGAGGCTGTTCTTATCACGTAATCCAACTCTTCTTTTCTTGAGATAACTTTTTGTTAAAAAGGCTTGAGATTCCTCTTCATAGCCTATACCCTTTCCATGTAACATAAATCTTTACCACAAGGTATTAAACACAGGTATGTATCCAGTAGTTACTGTAGATGATGTTCCAGATGTATAGTGGATTTTAAGCCACATATTTGCACTAGCTGCTGGAAGGAATTTTACAGTGCTAACAGCACCTCCAGAGGTGCCAGCACAACTTCCACCAAATAGTACATCACCATCATTATACGCATAGAGTCCCCTACCATCTTTGGTTAAAGTAAGTTTCTCTATTTCTAATACTGGAATTTTAGCTCCAGCCATAATTCCAACCTAATATTCGTTCACTTAATAACATACATTAATAACATTGAATAAATAAAAAAATAAGGGAGATAATTATCATCTCACCTTATTTATGATATATTACACATCCAGCTTTCTCGTTGAGAACATCTGCGCCGAATCTCATCGTTACAGAAAGTCCAACTAGATCATGGATTGGATCATCATACTGTTCTATTGTGATGTCACGCTTCATGCAGATGACACCAAGGTCATTTTTAGATAGCACTATAGCAGTAACATCTGAGCCTGCAGTTGTATCATCCCAAGTTGGTGATGATGAATCTGTTGCGGTACAGGTGTATGGAGTTAAACCCATGACTTTTGGAATCTTTCCTTCTGTTAGAGATGTGTTTGTTCCAGCATATGCAACATACGCTAGATTTGAATCGCTGAGTAGATATCCCTCTGCTGTTGGATGTGTAACTAATGTATCTGCAAGATAGTTTTGTTTTTTGACTTTAGAGATACCCAATGCTACATCAGATACTGCAATGTGTGGACCAGCTGGATTAAGAGTGTTCGTGGTTATTTTATTTGCACCATTTAATATTTTGTTCAAGCACTCTCTGTTTAGAGCATTTTCCATCTTAGCTCCAGCCTTCTTGAGTTCAAGCTCGACTACATCGAACAGAGAATCTTCTATTAGCTCATTAGTTATCAGTGGTCTAACTCCCCATTTGTCTATTGTAATATCTTGCTTGGTGTAAGTCTGAATATCTATGTTTATAGCAGCACCTTCAGCTACTTTTTCTGCATAACTTCCGGTCTCACCCTTGATAAATCGCACTGAGTATGAATCAGCTTTAATTACTGGGAAAATCTCTCTAAAACACTTGAAGGGTTCAGCACCTTCTATGATTGTTTTGTAGACTTCCTCCTGAACTAATGTTGAATTATTTATTGCATCTTTGTCTGATTGCAATAATTTGTGTGTGTTCTCTCCAACAGCTTTCTTGAAGGACTCTTTATTTAGGAGTCTGCTTCTCTCTGCATTTCCTGCAAAGCCATATTCTAATAGTTTAGAAAGTTTGTGAGTCATATAAATACTTGTTTTTTAATTCACATATTATAAACATACATAGATTTATTGAATACTAAATATGTATCTACTATAATTGAGATGATGTGATTACTTATACCAACAGTACCTTAGCTGTGCCATCTGCAGAGGTCTGCGTTTCCAAAGCTATAGCATATACTCCAGATGGAATAGCTCCAGAGATTTTACTCCACTTTCCTTCATCAACTAAATGAAGTCTATCTCCAGCTGTACAGTGGCTAGCTCCAGAGATAATAACTCTGACTATGTTTCCAGGACCATAAACAGCTATTGGTTTCCCATCAGTTTGGCTATAGGCAGCTACTCCTACACAGCCTCCTTGCTCAGTGCCTATTCCAGTCCCAGGAGCTTTCACTTTAAAAGCATCAACTGCATATACCCCCTGACCTTTGTAGATGGTTCCAGAGGCATCATAATCAAATGCTAAAGTACCTTCTTGAATTATGATCGGATCACTTGGGCTAGTAAAGCTCATACTTTATCTTTTTCCTATATTATAACATTAAGTATACATATATGAGACATTAGTCTTCGGAATAAACTATTCCACCCATTACCCTAAGAGAGCTTTCGAGTTGTTCTTCTTCCTCATTTTCTTCGATAATAGTCTTTGGTTTAGCTTTGGATTTTGATTTCTCCATTTCTTCTAGTTGTTTTTCTAGTTCAGAAATTTTATCATCCCTAGCCTTAATAGCTAGTTCCAATTCTTTTTCCTCTGTTTCCTTGGACAATACCTCGATTAATTTATCTATCTTAGCATTAAGATCTTCTATAGCCTTTTTTGGATATGGATATTTTTCAGGATTAGGATACTTACCACCCTCTAGTTTATTGATTAACTTTGCTAGTTCTTCGATGTCTTTTTTCGTAACTGTTTCCTTTTTGAGTAGGTCTTTTATCTTTTCTTTAATCACACTGACTAAACCGCCTTTCTCTTCCTCTTCCTGGGTTTCCTCTTCAGTTTCCTCTTTTTTCTTCTCCTCCTCATCCTCACACTCTTCGTCTTCACATTCTTCCGCTTTGGGCTCTAGAAGATTAGTAACTATTCCTCGAAGACTTTCTATCTCTCTCTCTAGTTCACTAATTCTCTCTTGGATATTATCTGTTTTCTCTTCTGTTTTCTCTTCTACCACATCATTCTCGACTAATTCCTCATCTTCAGTGGCTGCTTCTTCAGTTGCTGTTTCCTCTACCACCTCAATGTTCTCTTCTTCCGGCATATTACCTTTTTCATTATTACATTCACAACATACAGAATTTAAATTTAAATCATTATACTTTGATTTAGATATTACTACAAATCCCGATTTTTCATTAACTGGTAACGAACAGATAGATACCTCAAATATATTTATAGCATCAAGAACTTCTATACATTTTGATTCATCGCATTCCTCGTGAGATAATATAACTTCACAGCCTATTGAAAATCCATTAAATTCTCCATTTAGTATAGATTCCCATATTTTATCTGCTATTTTAAGATCTTTTCTGATTTCAGCGACTATAAATAATCCATTATCATCTACCCTTGTTTTTAGATTTCCATAGGATTTGAGAATTCTTCCTATCTGAATATTCTTATGAACTAACATTAGATTAGAATAATTTGGATCTGATATAAGAGTTTCTAATCCTGTTTTGAGTACAGAAATTGGTATGAATTGGTTTTCACTATCCACTACAGCTACAGATGCATATCCAGCTATAATTCTTCTACCATCAGATGCTTTATCTATTATTTCTAAGTTACCGTTTAAATTGAATGGGATTTTTTTAGACATCTCTACCACTTTGAAATCATTTACAGGAACTAAGTCTAATTCATATAATGGGATGTAGCTAGTATAGCTTCCAGCATTATTATAATGGATATGTACATACTTAGCTACATCTTCATAATTACATTTTAAGATATCTGTAAATAATCTGTATAATCTAAAATCAATTGCTTCTTTTAGTTTGTCAGAAAAATCTTCACCTCTAATGACTATATCTATATCATTACTAGACTTTCCTTGAGTAGCTAGAGACCCAACTATCATTATCAAGGGTTTTCTTAAAGATATTGGTTTTATATTCTCTAACACCTTTTCTTTAGATATAGAAATATCACTATGTTTACCACTTGGTGGAGTTGAAGCATAAGCCTCCTCTCCAAGTTGAGATAATTCTTTTATATCATTCATATTAAACAATTTATTATAACACCAAGTATTGCTACAATCAGACTTATGGTTCCAGCAATAGTTGCTACTCTAATGTTTAATTTTATATTACTCTTCTCAAGAGCTCTAATTCTTTTTTCTAGAGAGTTCAGCTCTTTATTAACATATTCCAAAGAGGAAATAGTAGAGCCACGAAACTCTGCTAGATTAATATCCCATTTAGTAAATTTAGAAGTATCCATATTACTACATTAATTTCTTAATATACAAATTGCTCCTGCAACTCCATCAAAAATTAGCGGAATACATGTAACTCTCTTGTAATCATCTGATATATTCAAACTCTGGGTAACTATCTTTTTGGATTTCATTGCTCTATCCAGCAAAGTTTTTTTATTTTTAAGAATCTTTCTGATAGAAGAATTAGCAAGTTTATTCTTGTATTTTATTGTTCCATCATCAGTGACAAGTACTATCGGCTTATCAATATAATCACATACAAGTTTTAGTAATCTAAACGCCTCTCCATCATAACCAGAATTTATTTCTTCAGCTAATTGTTTTGTAATCTCTTTAAGTTCATCATCAAGTTTCTTGAGATTCTCTATGTGATAGTCAAGTTCTTTCATATTACATCAGTTATCATTCACTAACTTATAGATAAAATATAACATACAGTTAAACCTATAGTTTATTAAAGAATTTCTTTTTTGATTCCTCTCTATATTTTTCTCTGCCAAATTTCTTAACTTTTGATGCCTTTGTTGGGTAGTTATATCCAATATCAGCGTGTTTTATACTATCCATTGGTTTTGGATTTTCGATTGCCTTCCAAACTTCCCATCTAGCTGTTTTATCTGGCCTCTTGAGACATTTTATGATAAACCTGCCTTTTAATATCTTATCATCTTTAGTCTTGTCTGGATAGAAGAAATATTCATGACAATCATCTCTTGCAACTCCTGTTTTTACTTTACCTATATAGAAGCAGGACATATATGCCCACTTATACGGATTTGACCCAACATCACCAGGTTCTATCCAGTATGAATATTCAGGCATATCTAGCTTCTCTATAAGTTTTGCTCCTTTTAAATCTATAAGTGGTTCTTTTTCTTTACTCTTCTTTGTGATATCAACCTCTTTGGGTTCAGCACTTGGTTTTACTATTGCTAGACTATGTGCTACATTCATAATACCACCAGCTGTCTCTCTATGAGCTCCTGTATACATTTTATAATAGTCTTGTATCGTATTATCAGTAAATACCCATTGTATAAGCATTTTTTCTCCTACAGAGCATCTCATATCTGTATGAACGGAGTGGCCTTTAATAATATCAGCGAGGGATTTCTTACCTTTATCATAAGCATCCTTTTCTTCTTGTGTTATCCCTCTAATGTGATGTTGAAACCATATCCTTCCAGATTTTGGATTGATATATAGCTCTTTAGGAAGAGGCTCGTTGTCTTTAGCTATTGAATCATATATATCTTTGGGGATTTTACCACTTTCTACCCAGTTTTTTATATCATCTTTCTTTATCGATTTATTATTAATAATATTATCTATATTTAATCTTTCAATATCTAATTCTCTTATTCTAGATGCTAATTTAATAATCTCATTAGTTATCTCTTCTCTCTTTTTTAATAAAGATTTTGTGTCTATATCTAATTTATTTTCTCCTCTAATGTGTCTCAATTCTTCTACTGGTATTCTCTTTGGCTCCATTAGAGATAGTTTATTAACCAAAGATACTGTATCTGTTTTATTTTTTTCTGGTATCAATTCCATCACTCTTCCAATATAGAAAGAGTATCTTGGAAATTTCTCATTAACTGGATTATCATATCTAAGAAATTCCTCTCCAGCTATCCGTAGTATATCACCAATATTAGCTTTAATATTAGTATTGTCTGTCTTACCCAGTACCATCTCATATTGTCCAGTTTTACCTATAGAATCTTTACCTCTATAGAATTTACCATCTGATAATATTCCAACTGAGTGATACCAATCCTTTGTTTTCATTGACACTAACGCATCGTAATAGTCCTTATCAATATCAAGACCTATCCAATAATTATAAGTTCCTTTACTTCCTTTAACTAAATGTTTTTCTAGAACTCTTCCATCATATTCATGATAAATCTTAGCTTTTCCCCAACCATGATTTGTTGGAGCATCATATGGATGAGATAACAATTTTATCATTACACCCTCTGCTATAAACTTCGGTCTATCTATTTTATGATTTATAATATTATCTATGGCTTTATTTATACTAGATATGTTAGATACTATATAGGCATCTGTCTTCTTATTATCGATATTAGTTGTAGTTCTTTCTATCCATATATGTTTAGATGATTT